CTTCTTAACAAGCCATTTTTTGGTAATTTAGTTACAAGATTAAAATTGGAGGAAGCAGGTTGGTGTCCAACCGCAGGTACTGATGGACGTAAATTTTATTATAATGCAGACTTTGTTGATCGACTAGATGACAACGAAGTACTTTTTCTTTGTGGACACGAAGTTTTACATTGTGTATATGACCATTTTGGTGTCCGTTTAGATTATAATTACGATCCTCGATTATATAACGCCGCCGGCGATTATGTAATAAACATACAACTCACCGAAGATGGATTTACTCCAATTACAACCGTAAAGATTCTTTTAGATTGGCAGTATGCCGGACTTACTTCACACGAAGTATATGAAAAACTCGAAGAAAAATTTAAGTGTAGAGAGCCACAACAAGGCGAACTTGATACGTTAGATGATCACATGGGACCAGGTAGCGGTTATGGCGAAGGTGAAGAAGAAGGCGAAGGTGGATCAATGGGTCCGGGAGGACAAGGCGGAGCAGATGGCGAAGGTAACGGACAAGGTGGAAAGCCAGAACCATTAACAGAAGAAGAAAAGCAACAAATTAAAGACGAACTTAAAGAAGTAAAAAAATGTCGTAAAAAGTTTAATAAAAATGGATGCTGATAGTTTAAAAGTTCACGAAAATGAAGATGGTTCCTTCACATTTGAGTGGGACAATAATGATCCTAAATGGAGTTGGATGAACAACATGACAAGTAAAGAAATTCAGGCAATTATGGAAAAAGCAATCAGAGATCAATTAGATTCCGATGATTAAAGACGTAACTAA